ATAAGTTTTGGGATGAAGCCTGGAACAGACTTAAAGATAAACAGTTATCTGATACAGGCATTGATAGTTCTAATTGGAAAGCCGCTGGTCGTGCTACTAAAGCAAATCCTAATAAAGAGGATGGCGATTGGTGGAATATCAATGGCGCTAAGATGGTTGACAGATGGATAGAGTGGCGTTCTGGTGCTAACGGTTGGCAGATGTTTGAGATTAATGGAACGCCAGCAATTGAGATTGGAATAACTCCTATCTGGAATGATGTCCCAGTTCAAATGCATATTGATAGGGTAATGGTTACACCTGATGGAGAATTAGTTGTTCTTGATATTAAGACTGGTTCTCGCACTCCAAGTTCTGATTTACAATTGGCATTCTATGCCGCTGGAATGGAAGAAGTTCTTGGCGTGCGTCCCAAGTGGGGAGCCTATTGGATGGGACGTGATGGTGTAGTATCAGAAATGATAGACCTTGATAAATATCCTAAAGAAATTATTATTGATATTGTTACACAGTTTGATAAGGCTAGGCGTGAAAGTATTTTCATTCCTAACTTTAGCCATTGTGTAATGTGTAATCTTAAAGACAAGTGCAAGTACAAAGATAAGGAATAGTATGGAAAAAAATGTAACAGTTACCGTAAAAACCAAGCGTGGTTCTCTTGTTACTGTGCGTGGTGATTCTCCACAAGAGTTCATTCAGAATGCCAGTGCTGCTATTGATGCTGGCATGGAGACAATTGTGAAGATGTTAGAAGATAGTATTATTTTTGTTGATGATGCTGTTGGGTTAGTATCCAGTTCTCTTGGTGCTACAATTGTTGAGTCAACTCCGCAGGAGGCTTCGTTTGCTCCTGTTCCGCCACCAAGTCAAGGCAATGGTGGGGGAGATACTGTTGTAGACCGTTGGGGAAACAAGTGGACTTATGGTCGTGCTGATGCGCCCGTATGTCCTAATGGCCCTATGGTTTTGAAGCAAGGTACTAATCAGTCAGGCAAGTCTTATGCTGGTTGGTTTGACCCTGCTGGTGGTCCACGTTGGCAGGGGGCTAAGGTTCCTTCAGACCAACAGACTGCGCCTAAGTGGGGTGTTAAGGTCTAGTTGAAGGTAGTGGCGTGGGTGTAACCTGCTCACGCCACTACTTTTCTAGGAGGATAAATGAAAACATTAGGACGTTCAGTTGGTAGACCTGATATTGGCGGCGAGCCAATCCCTCAGGTCTTTCGTACATTTGCAAACAATCAAATTGTTTTGCGTCGTGCTGAGGTGAGTATGATTGCTGGTACTCCTGGTGCTGGTAAATCAACTCTTGCTTTGGCATTAGCATTACGAGCCAAGGTTCCTACTTTGTATTTGTCGGCTGATACTAATGCTCATACTATGGCTATGCGTTTGTATTCTATGATTACTGGTACATCGCAGTCAGATGCTGAGCGTGTTATTTCAGAGGACCCTGAGAATGCAAAGAATAAATTAGCCTTGGCTTCGCATATTTATTGGTCGTTTGATTCTAGTCCAACGTTATCTGATATTGATGATGAGGTTACTGCAATTGAAGAATTGCTTGGTGAGTCACCAGGTTTAATTGTAATTGATAACCTTATGGATATCAGTATGGATGGTGGTGAAGAGTTTTCAAATATGCGTAGTGCTTTGCGTGAGTTAAAGTTTCTTTCACGTGATACTAATGCTGCTATTCTTGTTCTTCATCATACCAAGGAAGGTTATGCTGGTTCTCCTTGCCAGCCTCGTAGTGCGCTGCAAGGTATGGTTGCTCAGTTGCCAGCACTTATTCTTACGCTTGGACAAATGGATGGTTTGCTTGGCGTATCGTCTGTAAAAAATAGATATGGTAAGGCTGACCCTTCTGGAGCAAATCCAGTATGGTTACAATTTAATCCAGAGTATATGTTTATCGCAGACCTTGAGGAGGCAAGATGAATAGAATAATCAGTAGTGATGTTCTATATTCGATTGGTGGGAACGACGAATGTTATACTCCATCCTACGGCGTTAAGCCGATACTAAAATACATACCAGATGGCTCTACTGTATGGTGTCCATTTGATAAATCTAATAGTGAGTTCGTGAAGCAGATTTCCGCAAACAATTTAGTTGTACATTCTCATATAGATGAAGGTAAAGATTTCTATGATTATGAACCAGACAACTGGGATGTTATAGTTTCCAATCCACCTTTCACTGGAAAGCGCAAAATATTTGAGAGGGCACTTTCATTCAATAAGCCGTTTGCCTTATTAATGTCAAATACATGGTTGAACGATTCTGCCCCCAAAATGTTATTTGAACATAGAGAACTGCAACTTCTTATGTTTGATAAACGTATGAGATTCCTTAGTCCAGATGGAAGACAAAATAACAAGATTACTTTCTCTAGTAGTTACTACTGCTGGAATTTTCTTCCGAAGCAAATTATTATGGAAAAATTAGGAGGCTAGATAATGATTGCATATTTTGCATCAGATGGTAGTTATGGAGATGCTGACCAATTGGTTATTGTTGATACAAGTAAGTGGGATGATAGTCGTTGGGAAGCAATTCAAAATGCTACGGATAATGACCGAATAAAAGTAGCCCGTGAGCAAGAACCTACCGTCATTTGGCAATCAATAATTACTGAAAAGATGATTAGAAATATAAAGAATGATGAGTTGGGAATTTTAATTAATGCATTAGATGATGCCGTTATGGATATTTGCAATGACTGGGGAATCAACTTGTGAGCAAATCTAAACAAAAAGGTACATCGGCAGAGACTGCCGTAGTTAACTGGCTTAAAACCAAAGGACGTAAGCATGTAGAAAGACGCTCATTAAGTGGAGCAGCCGACCGTGGTGATATTGCTGGAATTCCTGGAGTAGTTCTTGAGGTTAAAAACCATGCTCGCATGGAACTAGCAGAGTGGATTAAAGAACTTGAAGTGGAGATGAAGAATGACAAAGCAGTTACTGGAGTTGTCATTCATAAACGTAAAGGTAAAGGTGATGTTGGCGAGTGGTATGCCACAATGCCAGTATCAATTTGGTATCAATTACTACATGAGGCAGGTTATTAATGTCTAAAAACCTACCAATCAAACCACTTATTGAACACTATGGTGGAAAAATACCTAGAAATATTGGGGGTTGGCAAAAGATTAGGTGTCCATTTCATAAAGATACTCATGCATCTGCTGGCGTTTCAGTAGATGAAGGACTATTTGTATGTCATGGATGTGGTATAAAAGGTAATGCCATTAATATTATTATGGCAGTAGAAGGGAAAAAGTTTCGTGAAGCAGTCAAAATCGCAGAAGGAATTACTGGAGAAAGCCACAAAGCATTACAGCAAAAGTCTTCACTTGGCAGAAGAGTATCTCAGTCGTCGGGGGATAGACTTAGCCGTGGCTCAAAGGATACGATTAGGAGTCGTAGAGGAGCCGTTGCCTAGTCAAGAACAGTTTGCTGGCAGATTATCTATTCCTTATATTACTCCTACTGGAGTAGTTGATATTAGGTTTAGGGCTATGGGTCCAGAGGAACCTAAGTACATGGGTATGCCTGGGACTCAGACTCGTTTATATAATGTTGAGGCTTTGCATACTGCGAATAATTTTATTGCAGTATGTGAGGGAGAGATTGATGCAATAACTTTGCATTACAAGTGTGGCATACCAGCAGTTGGTGTTCCTGGGGCTAACTCTTGGAAGCCTCACTACAGTAGATTGCTTCAAGATTTTGAAACGGTTTATGTCTTTGCTGATGGCGACCAGCCTGGTACAGACTTTGCAAAAAGTTTATCAAAGGAAATGCAAAATGTTATTATTTTGCAGATGCCAGAAGCACAGGATGTAAACTCTATGTATCTTAGTTCAGGTCCAGAATATTTTGTAAAGAAGGTAGCGTAATGTCAGATGATTTTAAAAGTAGAAAGTTTCAATCAGGAAGAAATAAAGTTTATAGTTCAAAAACTGCTGGACATTGGTGTTTTTGTAACTTCTGTTTCCCAACAAAAGGATTCTTTAACTCTAGTTTTAAAGCGAAAAGCATCAAGGTAGATAATAAGTTAACCCTTGAACAAAGTTTTGATGAAGTTGTTGATGAGT